ACAAGCCGGCAAGATCAGGTAAACAGATTTAATGCGTCTATGACGCGAAGGAAATAAAATGGCAAATACCTTACTTACGATTAGTAAGATTACCAATGAAGCTCTTATGGTTTTGGAGAACGAACTGACGTTCACCTCCGAGATCAACCGTGAGTATGATGATCAGTTCGCGGTCGCTGGGGCCAAAATCGGACAGACTGTGAATGTCCGTAAACCAGCACGGTTTATCGGAACCACGGGACCGGCACTCGCCGTCGAGGACTTCAACGAGACAAGTGTACCCGTAACTCTGACCACGCAATTCCACGTTGATACCCAATTCAGCACGGCTGACTTGGCTCTGTCGCTGGATATGTTCTCGGATCGCGTGATCAAACCTGGCGTTGCTGCTATCGCCAACAAGATCGACCGTGACGGTCTGGTGCTTGCCAAGAACAACATCGCCAACATCGTTGGGACGGCCGGCGTTCCACCAACCTCGTTGCTGACCTACCTGACCGGCCAGGCTTATCTGGACTCAGAAGGTGCGCCACGCGACGGTCGACGTGCTTGTATCGTCGAGCCATTCACGTCTGCAACCATCGTCGATTCTTTGAAAGGGCTGTTTATGCCTAGTCAGAAAATCAGCGATCAGTACGAGAAGGGCATGATGGGTACTGACTCGGCTGGTATGCGCTGGAAAATGGACCAGAACGTGGTCTCGCAGACGTTTGGCTCCTACGCTACTGCAACCCTGTCGACCAACACCGCCACCTTCACCGGCTCGTTGACGTCTGGTTGGGCATCGTCATCAACGATCACCATTGCAGCAGCTTCGGCAGCAGCGCCGATCCAGCAGGGCGACGTGATCACCATCGCTAACGTCTACGCTGTTAACCCACAAAACCGCCAGCCTTACGGCACAAACCGTCTACGTAACTTTGTGGTTACCAGCGCTGTGACCATTAGCTCAGGTGGCTCGGCATCGGTTACGGTTTCTCCTGCAATCATCACCGCTGGCCAATTTCAAAACGTGTTTGTTTCGGCTACCAGCAGCTCGGCTGTTGTAACACCGTTTAATAACACTGGCACGGTTTCTCCACAGAATATTATTCTTCACCGCAATTGCGAGACATTGGCTTGCGCCGATCTTGAGCTGCCGCAGGGGGTCGTATTTGCTGGACGCGCATCGGATAAAGAGCTTGGGCTTTCGATTCGTGTGGTCCGTCAATATACAATTAATAACGATTCTGTCCCATGTCGTCTTGACGTGCTTTACGGTTGGGCAATGCTCTACCCAGAGCTGGGTTGCCGAGTCGCAGCTTAATTAACAAAGATTTAAGGAATTAATCATGGCGAATCCGGGACCCGCAACTACCGTTGCCAATCATCCACAGAACCTTGGCACAAACCAAGCTCTGCGTTTGTTGGCATCGGCTCAGTCAGTCAGCTTGGCAGTAACGGGTGACACCGTTCTGCCGATCCTCAACACGGGCAGCTACAGCGTTTCTAACGTCATCGTGACCAACGCTTCGGCAAACTTGAGTACCGCAACTGTCCCTTTTGCTGGCGTGTTTCCAGCACCTGGCGCAAGCGGCACCGCAATCGTTTCCAATGCGACGTTGAATGCCTTGACCAGCTCTACGGTCGTGTCGCAGCGAACGATCAATAGCACGGCAGCTCAGACGGGTCAGGCGGTATACTTTAACGTCGGCACGGCAGCGTCTTACCCTGCAACCGTTGACGTGTTTGTCTACGGTTACGACCTCACGTTCCTGCCATAAGTTGGGCAAATAAGGGGAAAGCCGATCTCAAAAGGGTCGGCTTTTTTCTTTAATTTTGGAATAAAAAATGTCGCAGACCAATCAGGTTAATACCGTCACGTCGCAGAACGTGGTCCCAGTTGGCGCTACTTATGACGCCAACGGCAATTTCATTACTTTGGTTGGCAATGGTGGCCAGCCAATCAGTTCGGGCGCAGGGTCGACCGATAGCTATGTTCTGCTGAGCGCATCAAGCACGCTGCCAAACGAGCGGGTTCTGACAGCCGGCACGAATATCACGCTGACCGATTCGGGTCCAGGCGGCACGGTCACCATCGCATCAACCGCTGGTGGCGTCTCAAACGTCGCAACCGGAACTGGTGTGACTGGTGGTCCGATTACGTCGACCGTCACGGTTTCGCTGGCCAATACTGCGGTCACCGCTGGAACCTATGGCACGTCCATCGGCATTCCTCAGATCACCGTCGATGCTCAGGGCCGGATTACCGCTGCCAGCGTTATTGCAACGACCAGCAACAGCTACCAGGGAACCTGGAATGCTTCGACTAATAGCCCGACGCTTACATCGAGCGTTGGAACGCTCGGGTATTACTACGTTGTCTCGGTTGCCGGTTCAACAACGCTAAACGGCATCAGCACTTGGGCAGTAGGCGATTGGGCGGTCTACAACGGCTCAGCCTGGCAGAAGGTCGCTGCAAGCGGTTCAAGCGCGTTCAGCACGCTTACCGTCACGGGTTTGACGGGTTATATGTACGCCAACGGCGCAAGCGCTGTGACGGCTTCTACGACCATTCCCAATGCTGGACTGACTAATTCATCGGTCACAATTGGATCGACCAGTGTGGCGCTTGGCGCTACGGCAGCGACCATCGCCGGCTTGACGTTGACCAGCCCGACGCTCACTACGCCGGCTCTTGGCACGCCAGCAAGCGCTGTTTTAACCAATGCGACGCTTTTGCCACTCACGACTGGCGTCACCGGCGTATTGCCGGTTGCAAACGGCGGTACAGGGTTAGCGACTACGCCGGCAAACGGTGCGCTCGATATTGGTAACGGCACAGGCTTTACTCGTACTACGCTGACGGCTGGAGCAAACGTCACAATTACCAATACCGCTGGTGGAATTACTATTGCTTCAACGGGTGGTGGCGGCGGTTCTGGAACGGTTACATCGGTTGGATTGTCTGCGCCAGGCTTTTTGTCGGTTGGCGGCACTCCAGTCACGTCATCTGGCACGTTGGCGCTTTCGTACTCCGGCACGGCGCTCCCAGTGGCCAATGGTGGTACAGGCCAGACTACGTACACAGACGGTCAATTGTTGATTGGCAACAGTTCAGGCAATACTTTAACCAAGTCAACGCTGACTGCTGGTTCAAACATCACCATTACAAATGGCAACGGCTCAATTACAATTGCGTCGACTGGTGGTGGATCTTCTGGGCCAGTTCTTGAGTCTTATCAAACAATCAGTTCAAATTACTCTATAACGGCAGGTTCTAATGCATTTAGCGTTGGGCCTGTCTCCGTGGCAACGGGTGTTGCCGTAACCGTCCCTACGGGCCAAGTTTGGCTCATCGCTGCTTAAAGGATCAATAATGAGCGCAATCAAACTTCAAGGCAATTCTAGCGGGGCCGGTACTTCGGTTCTTCAGTCGGCCAATACCGCAAGCACACTTACCCAGACGCTTCCATCTACGGATGCTGTAACGCTTGGTTATTTGAATATTCCGTCTAGCACAAATGCGACTGGAACGCTTGTAGCTACAGACGTTGGCAAATTCTTGTCTTTGTCTGCTGGAATAATTGTTCCAGCATCAATTTTTGCGGCAGGAGATGCAATCTCTCTGTACAACAATTCGGCAAGCACCAAGACAATCACTTGTTCTGCGGTAACTACCAAAATTGCTGGAAGCGATACAACCGTGACTTCTGCAACGCTTGCAATCCGAGGCGTTTGCACCGTTCTGTTTATTGACGCCACCAACTGCGTCCTGACGGGCAACGTGTCATGAGTGGGATTATGCTTGCTGTGTTGGGTGGGAAAGGAAAACTTTCGACATTCAGCGTTCAAAGTTTAGTAATCGCTGGAGGCGGTGGCGGTGCTAAATGGGGTGGAGGTGGTGGAGCCGGTGGGTATCGCTCCTCAGTCACTGGAGAGCAATCGGGAGGAGGTGCGAGCGCCGAATCACCACTGAGTGTTTCGATTTCAACTAATTATGCTGTGTCTATTGGTGGTGGAGGTCCCGGAGCAACTGCTTCTGGGGGAAACATTGCTGGATCAGTGGGAACAGCCACTTCTTTTTCAAGCATTTCGTCTACCGGCGGTGGTGGAGGTGGTGGCTATAACACCTCTAATGCAACTTCTGGAGGATCTGGAGGCGGGATGGGGGGCACCGCAACTGGTGCGGCAGGGACAACAGATCAAGGGTATAAAGGCGGCGATGGTGTTTCAAATAATGGAACCGGAGGCGGTGGGGGTGCTGGTGGAGCTGGAGCAAATGCACCCGGGGTATTCCTTGGAGGCGGCGGCAACGGTGGGAATGGTGTTTCATCATCTATTACCGGAACTGCTATTTCAAGAGGCGGCGGCGGTGGCGGCGCCGCTCAAAACAGTGGCACAGGCGGTACGGCTGTAGCTGGTGGTGGCGCTGGAGGCGATCCCGGTAGTAGTGGATCAAACGCATCACCCCAAAATTATGGCGGTGGCGGGGGCGGTGCTAATTTTTCGGGTGCTGCTGGTGGAAATGGTGGTGATGGCGTTGTAATTTTGAAATACCCAGATTCGTACACCATAACAATTGGTGCAGGACTTACCGGCTCAACAGCCGCTCCCGCTGGTGGTTTCAAGGTAACCACTATTACTGCCGGTACTGGCAACGTATCTTGGGGATAAAAATGGCACATTACGCATTTCTTGATTCCAATAATATTGTGACCGAGGTTATTGGTGGTAAAAACGAGGGTGAAGATGGTGTTGATTGGGAACAATGGTATGGCAAGTTTCGCAACCAAACTTGCAAGCGCACTAATTACAACACCCGTGGTGGTGTTCATGAATTAGGCGGCACGCCATTCCGCAAAAACTACGCTGGCATTGGCTTTACCTACGACGCAATCCGCGATGCTTTTATCCCGCCACAACCGTTCCCGTCTTGGGTTCTAAACGAAGACACTTGCCTTTGGGATGCTCCTGTTGCATATCCAACGGACGGTCAACAGTATCAATGGGACGAAGAAACAATTTCTTGGGTGTTGATCAATGTATAACTCACCATTCACGCCATTTGGCCCGACCTACCTTGTTGGCACGTCTCCGGTGCAAGTTTCGACCAACAACAACGATAACCCAACGAGCTATCGGGTCCGCAATACCAGCGCATCGGCGCAGTATCTTGCATGGGTAGCGCCGGCTCCTGGCAATGCAACGCCAACGATTACGGTTGCAGCTCCGACAGCCGGAAGCCCCAAGCGGCAGACGCTTGGATTCTTGCCTAGTTCGGTTGAGGTCTTTGGCGGCATTCCTGCAAACGCTTGGTTCCAAGCTGACGCTGCTGGAGCCTTTGAAATTACCCCAGGCGAAGGACTCTAATGGCTCTCAGGGCAATTGCTGGTGGTGGTGGCGGCGGCGGCAGCGGCACGGTTACAACCGTTAGCGTTGCCGCTGCCAATGGTTTATCTGGCACGGTTGCCAATGCAACGACAACGCCAGCAATCACGCTTGGCACGTCCATTACAGGCGTCCTAAAGGGCAATGGCGCGGCTGTCAGTGCTGCAACAGCAGGAACGGACTATTTGGCACCGCCGAGCGGAACATCATTGCTCAAGGGCAATTCTGGTGGCGCTTTGTCTAATGCGACAGCGGGTACGGATTTCCAAGCTCCGATCAGCCTGACAACAGTTGGCACAAGCGGAGCGGCGACTTTTGCCGCCAACGTGCTAAACATTCCAAACTATGCTGCCGGCGCTGGTACTGGTACGGTCACCAGCGCTTCAGTTGTTAGCGCAAACGGCTTTGCTGGTACGGTTGCATCGGCTACCACGACGCCGGCAATTACGCTTACGACCAGCATCACCGGAATGCTCAAGGGCAGCGGTGGAGCGCTTGCGGCGGCAACTGCCAATACAGACTTTCAGTCGCCGATCTCGCTGACTACGGTCGGGTCAACCGGCGCAGCGACATTTGCATCAAACGTCCTGAATATTCCAAACTACAGCGTGGCTGGAACGGTCACCAGCGTAGCGACGGGAACAGGGCTGACTGGTGGTCCAATCACCGGCAGCGGCACAATTGCGATTGATTCAACGGTTGTCACGTTGACCGGCAC